GTGAGAACAATCAAATTATGAGATCAATGAAGAGCTATAATGTTGGTGGTGTTACTGGTTTACAATCTCCTAATGCGGTAGCCGCAGAAACTGAATCTGAGTGTTGGCCAGGAAAGCCGGGTTGTGCACAAAGTAATCAAGCTAAAAGGAGAAGAGCTAGATCAACTAAGAGAAGAATAAATCAAAATAGATCTAGGTGGTAAGCTAACTATACAAGTCTAAGTGATCCAGGTATTTTCTATGCCTGGATTTTTTGTTTTAAATATTTGTGGTTTAAACTTTTATTGTATATTTGTCTAAACTTTAAAAATATAAAAAATGGAAAACCAACAAAATGAAGAAAAAGTATTTACACCTGAAGAGTTAGATGCAAAAAGAAAAGAGATGCTTAAGTATTATACTGACTCAACACCTTATTTAAAGGCTCAGTATGATCATGAAGAACTTTTAATGAAGATAGATGAAGTAAGATTTAAAAGAACTAATCTTCAAATGCAGTATGCAATGCTAATGGATCAAATGCAAAATAGTTCAGAAGAAGAAGATGATGATAAAACACCTCCTCCATATTCAGTACCTGAAGAAGAATCTTTAGCAAGAAAACTTAAAAAGCAATAGTCATGGCTATAGTGAATCAAGTACAAAAAAAAGTAGTAATGTTAAAAAAAGACATTATTAAATATCAGATACTAACCTACTGTTATATTAACCGTTTAATAGTAAGTGATTCTGATTTAGAGTGCTTGACTTTGCTTAGTACTATTGGCCCAATTGAATTATCACATTTTTGTTATGAGGCTTCTGATGAACATGTAATTTTTAAGTCAGAACAAACTGTAAGAAACTGCATAAATAAATGTGAAAAAAACACATTAGTTATAAAAGATCCTAATAATAAAAAAGTAATAATGATCAATCCTAGTTTACAAATTCAAACTGAAGGTAGTATATTGTTAGATTATAAATTTCTTGCTAGATGATTCCTAAAAAAGCTAGTCAATTATATAAAGAACTATCAGAAGACTTAAATGTTTCTAGTGACTTTATAGAAGATTTAATACAAGCTTATTATAAAAATGTCAGAAATAATTTAACAAATCTTACTCATCCAAGAATCAATGTTGAAGGATTAGGTCAATTTGTTGCTAGGCCTCGTTTAGTAAAAAAATCTATTCAAAGATTTAAGAAAATTTTAAATTCTCATGACACTTCAACTTTTAAAGCATACTTTAATAAAAAAATGCTTGAAGATAAAGTGGAGTGTCTTGAGAAATTAGATCAAAAAATTGATGAACAAGTATTAAAAAAAGAAACTTTTAAAAATAAAAAAAATGAAGAATACATTAAAACTAATCTGGAACAACAGGAAGCAGATCCTGGAGGGGATAACCAATAGTGTAATCCGTGATGAAACAGTAGAAGAGATAGCAACTCTTAGATATTCTATTTGTAATGAATGTCCCAGCAAAGGTAAGAAATGTGCCGTGAAAGGTACAGCTCCATGTTGTAATGAATGTGGATGTTCACTTGGATTTAAAACAAGATCATTATCTTCAGACTGCCCATTAGGTAAGTGGGAAGCTATTGTTACTGAAGAAGAAGAAGATAAGTTAGAGAAGTTATGAGTATAATATTTACAGCTGAAGATCATAGCTACAAAAGCGCAAACCCTGAAGAGGTTATACATTGGACAAGTGTAACTACAGTAGTAAGTGCGTTTAAACAACCATTTAATGCAAAACAAATGGCTGAGAAATCTAGTAAAAAGAAAGGATCTAAATGGTCAGGTATTGATCCAGTAATTATCCAGCAAATCTGGACTAATGAAGCTGATAGATCTACTACACTAGGAACATGGTATCACAATCAAAGAGAAGATGATATCTGTTCTCTAGCATCCATAGAAAGAGAAGGAGTTACAGTACCTGTATTTAAACCATCTGGTGAGAATCATGGTGTAAGATTTGCCCCATCTCAAAAACTTGAACCAGGCGTGTATCCAGAACATATGGTCTATCTTAAGTCAGCAGGCTTATGTGGCCAATCAGATTTAGTTGAAGTAGTCAATGGTAAAGTAAATATTATTGACTACAAGACTAATAAAGAAATTAAGACAAAAGGATTTACTAACTGGGAGGGTATAACACAGATGATGTTACATCCTGTTAATAATCTTGAGGATTGCCATTTAAATCATTATGCACTCCAGCTCAGTATTTATATGTATATTATACTGAAACACAACCCTAAACTTAAACCAGGTAGGATATTTGTGCATCATGTAACATTTGAAATAGAAGGTGAAGATAAATGGGGATATCCAATTAGTAAGAAAGATCATACTGGCAGTCCTATAATTAAAGAAGTAATACCAATGTCATTACCATATCTAGTAGATGAGGTAATAGGAGTACTGCATTATATAAAAGATAATCCAATTAAAAAGAAATATTAATGATTATTAAACTATTTGAAGTACAGAATAATGTAGTAATTCCTACAGAACACTGTTATACATTAAAAGCTTTAAAAGATATAATGGAGGAGTATCCGGATGATTACTTAAAAATATACCAATACCTTTTCTACATGACCTGTCCTAATCCGGATATGAATCCATTCTTCTATACACCAGATACAGATAAAGAAGCTTTAATAATAACACAAATAGATGGAGAATTCTCAACAGAGGATGATAGCATATTTACAGCACTTAAATTCTGTGAAAGAATGTATGAAACTCCTACATCTAGAGCTTATGATGGTATGAGGATAGCTTTGGATAGAATTGCAAGATATCTTTCTACTACTCAGATTACAGATGGTAAAGATGGTAATATAGGTCAGATTAGAGCTCTTGCAAAAGACTTTGATTCTATAAGACAATCTTTTAAGGGTGCCTACAAAGATCTTAAGGAAGAGCAATCAAGCAGAAGCCGTGGAGGAATTGGTATGGCATATGATCAATAATAACTAATGGAGATATTTGAAAACATACCAACTTGGGATAATGGCACCTGGACTATAACAGATTTTAGTTCTAGAGAAGAGTTATCTAATTTTGTATTCAATATATTTAAAGAACCAGGTAAATATAATTTTGATGAAACAAGTAAATTATTTAATGCTGAGTCAACAAGATTCAGAAAAGATAAAATATACACAGCCACAATACCCAGATCTAAAGACTTTGTCACATACTGGGATGACCAAAAACTTAAGTGCAGAAGAGGAGTTATTTTTAAGTCCGGAGAGAAGGCATGGTACATTACCAGAGACTATTACATGTGGCTTAACTTCTTGCCCATATTTGATAAAGAACAACAAGTATTTGACTTTGCTAAAATCAGGGATGCACAGTACCACATGGCCTTATATGAATTACTTGCAGAGCTCAACTACAAACATGTAGCCATTCTTAAGAAACGGCAGATAGCATCTTCTTATTATCACATGGCCAAGTTATTAAACCAGCAATGGTTTGAACCAGGGGTTACATTAAAGATTGGAGCAAGTCTTAAAGATTATATCAATGAGAAAGGATCTTGGAAGTTCTTACAGGAATATGCTGCTTTCTTAAATGAACATACTGCATGGTACAGACCTATGTCTCCAGACAAGGTAATGATGTGGCAACAAAAGATTCAAGTAAGGAAGGGAGATAGAAATACAGAAGTAGGTCTTAAAGGTACCATACAAGGTATGTCCTTTGAGAAAGATCCTACAAATGGTGTTGGGGGTCCCGTTAAATACTTCTTTCATGAGGAGGCCGGAATTGCTCCTAAGATGGATAAGACATATGAGTACATGAGACCAGCCATGAGATCTGGTTTAATGACAACTGGTTTGTTTATAGCTGCAGGATCTGTTGGAGATTTATCTCAATGCAATCCATTGAGAGATATGATTCTTAATCCAATGTCAAAAGACATATATGCTGTAGAGACTAATCTGTTAGATGATAAAGGTACAGAAGGTATGTCAGGTTTATTTATTCCTGAACAATGGTCAATGCCACCATATATAGATCCTTATGGTAATTCACTTATAGAAGAGTCATTAAAAGCTCTTGATGAACAATTTGAGAAATGGAAGAAAGAACTAGGCCCGGAAGATTATCAATTAAGGATATCTCAGCACCCTAGAAATATAAAAGAAGCCTTTGATCATAGATCAGTATCTGTGTTTCCATCTCATTTAGTAGCTGCTCAAGAAAGAAGAATAGAAGAGAAAGAATATGCATATGAGTTTTTAGATATTAGTACAGATGTTAATGGTAAACCTGCTGTACTACCTAGTAATAAAAGACCTATTAAAGATTTTCCAGTTCCTAAAAAAATGGAAGATAAAACTGGTGTACTTGTAGTATGGGAAAGACCTATTAAAGATCCTACTTTTGGACAGTACTATGCTTCTATTGACCCCGTATCTGAAGGAAAGACAACTACCTCAGAATCACTATGTTCTATATATGTGATGAAAGCTCCAGTTGAAGTAACTAAAGTAACTGGCACTGAAACAGAAACATACATAGAACAAGATAAAATTGTAGCTGCATGGTGTGGTAGGTTTGATGATATAAACAAAACACATCAAAGATTAGAGTTAATAATAGAATGGTATAATGCATGGACAGTAATAGAAAATAACATATCACTCTTCATACAGTATATGATGTCCCGCAAGAAGCAAAGATACTTAGTACCTAAGAGTCAGATAATGTTCTTAAAAGATCTTGGTTCTAATGCTAATGTATTCCAGGAATATGGTTGGAAAAATACAGGGACATTATTTAAGGCACATTTACTTAGTTATGCTATTGAATACACCAGAGAGGAATTAGATGTAGAGACTAAAACTGATGGCACAATTGTAAGGACTAAGTACGGTATTGAAAGAATACCAGATCCAATGCTTCTCAAAGAAATGAGAGAATATGCAGAAGGTGTCAATGTGGATAGACTAGTTTCTTTCTGTGCACTGGTTGCTTTTATGAGAATACAACAAACAAATAGGGGTTACTCTAAAAGAGTTATCATGGATGATACAGCCAAAAACTTGCAAAAGTCAGAAAATTTGTTTAAATTAAACAGTAGTCCATTTAGACATATGGGTAAAACTGCTTATGATAAAGGACAGGGAGTTAAAAGATCTCCATTTAAAAATATAAAGTAAGATATTATGCAAGTATATAATGCAATGCAATTGAAAAAAGGGGCCAAAGTGCAACACAACC